GGGGAAACACAAGGCCATCATCGAGCAGTTGATTTCCGACGCCGACGGCGACGGCACGACGCTAGATACGTTCATGCAGCAGGCCGCCCGGGGCATGTACGCCACCGGCGTCGATATCGTTACGCAGGTAACGGCCGCCGACCGGAACGTAAAGACGCTCGCCGACGAGCAGGCCGCGGGCATTCGCCCGTACTTTATGCGGTTCGACCCCCTGGCGCGGCTGGACTGGTCTGCTAAGGGCTCTGGAACGTTCAAGTGGGCCCGGTACGCGTTGGGCTACGAACCCAGCGACGACGAACGCGGCGGCGGGCCGGCCAAGCAGCGGTTTTTGACGCTTGCGGGCGACCAGTGGCGTGTGTGGGCGATTACGAAGACGGACGATTCCGAGCCGGTAATCAAGATGGAGTCCGACGGCCCGAACCCGCTGGGTATGCCGCCGATCACGAAGCTGTACTTCTCCGAGTCGGCCAAGGCTGGCCAGCAGTGTGTGCCGCTGTCGTTACTGACGCGTCCGGCGATGGTCGCGAGGGTGATGCTGAACCTCAAGAGCCAGGCCGACTCCGACCTACTCGCGGCGGTGACGCGGTGGTTCATGTCCGGCATCGGGTCGGATGAGTTGCCAGACACCTACGGGCCGGGAACGGTCTGGAAGGTATCCAATCCCGAGGCGTCGCTGCAAGTGGTGCAGGGCGATGTCGCCCATATCGGGGAGAAGCGCGAATGGCTGCTGTTGTACTTGGGCGAAATCCTGCGGCTGCTAAAGTTCCGCGGCGGCATGGCGGAGTTGCAGGCCAATAGCGGCTCGGGCTTGAAGCTAGCGATCGAGCGGACGGACCTGGAGAACGAGTTGCGGGCGACCGCTGGGCAGCTTGAAGCCGCTGAGTTGGAGATGATGCGGCAGGCGGTGTCGCTGCGGACCGGCAAGGTCATATCGAAGGCCAACGCAGCCAAGGAGCTCGGTTACTCGACGACGTACAACCGGGACTTCGTCTTCGAGCCGGTCGGCGCGATGTTGGGCAATATCAAGACCTGGCTTTCGGATTGCTCGTTGGCGGTGGACGACGTGCCGGAGATCGGTCGCGAGATGATGCGGCAGTTGGCGAACGCTCTGGTGCGTGAGGGCACGCCGTCGCATGAGCAGATGATTACCGAGATAGACGCGGCGGTGATGGACGGCGCCGGGCCGGAGAAGACGGGCGAGACGCCGCCGACTGTGTTGGTTGGCGGGCAAGTGGACAAGAGAGACACGGGAGACGAGTGATGAGCGATGCGATTGTAAGAGGCACGGGGATGGGCGATGACAGCGGAACACTGAGCGGAAAGTTAGCGAAGCTTGGCGGCTTGCTGGATGAGGCCGAGAGGAGCATGCGCGAGATAAAGTCGCGGTTTTTCGCTCCCGAACCCGACAACGCCCCAGAGAGTACTGGTCCGAGTACGTTGCTAAACCAGGTATCGGCGATGGTTGCGCAGGCTGAAGGGCTGTCGGTCATTACCGGGCGCGTGGCGGATGTCCTGTAGCGATGGGCAGCAACCACCAAGAGTGCCTGTATTGCGGGCCGGAGAAGACGTTGGTTGGCGGGAATGAGGACGTGCGGGACGCATGACCCTCCCCCTCGGCGAGATCATCCACGGCGACTGCCTGGACGTGCTGGCAGGCTGGCCGGCGGAGTCGGTGGACCTGGTGTTCTGCGACCCGCCGTACAACCCCGGCAAGGTGTCATCGGTATGGCAGTTCCAGCCGGCGAAACCAAACGGGCATGAGACGCCGAAACCGGAAGACCTGATGGCCAGGATCATAGGAAGCACATCCAACCCCGGCGACGTGGTATGCGACCCGTTCACCGGGAGCGGGACTACCTGCACGATGGCGGAGCGGCTAAACCGGCGGTGGGTTGGCGTGGAGCAGTCTGAGAAGTACGCCAAGGCCGCCCGCGCCCGCGTGGCTGACGTACAGGCCCAACTGTTCGCTGGGGTGTGACATGGCCGACCAAATCCGTGCCGCCGTCGCCATCGAGCGTGACCTGATCGAAGGCGCTGGCGTTCGCGACGAACTCCACGACGCCATCGCTAAATACGCACGGGCGAACCTGTACCGACGCACTACCGATGATATCGTTGGCCTGGAGCGTGACATGCTCCGGTTGGTGGAGCGGAAGTGGCTGCCCTATGCCCGCGCCACGGGCCAGGCTTCGGCTGAGCCGGTCTTAAAGGCTCTCGGCGGGTCAAAGCTCGTCGACAAGGGGAACGCCCTTAGAGGGGCTATTCTGGGCGGCCAGAAGCGGTACTCCAAGGCGAACGTCCTGGCGATCCGTGCGGAACTGAAGCGTGAGGGTGCGACGCTCACCGGCGAAATCGAGGCGGCGTTTGCTCGAGCGCACCGTGACGGGGTGTCTCGTAAGCAACTTATCCAGGATCTGGTCGAGTCACACAAAGGCGAGATGGAGCAGCTCGCCAAGGCGACCACCCGCGCCGAGAAGGCGTCACGACAGGTCCAGACGGTCGAAGAAGATCTGTCGAAGCTAGGCAGGCGGGCCAAGAAGCGCCGGCGGGCGCTCAACAAGGACCTTAAGGACGCCAAGGCCGAGCTACGGAAGGCCAAGCGGTCAATTTCGTCCACAAAAGACTTTTTCGCCCGGTTCGCCACGCGTGCCCAAGGCCACGTTCGCGACGGGATACGCCGAGAAGTGCAGACGGCGCAGTTCAACACCTTCCGCCAAGCTGGGTACGAGACGTTTACGTGGGTGGCTGTGAACGCCGGCGACGCATGCCCGTCGTGTCAAGCGCTGCACTACACGACCAAGAAGGCGGCGGAGTGGCAGGCCAGCGGCGGGCCGGGTGCGGCGGACACGTTCTGTGGCAGTGCTTGCATGTGCATGCTGACGCCGGCGGAGTACACGACGGATAACGCCAGCTTGAAAGACCCGATCCGCGTCGGGCCGAAGGAGCGGTTGGAACGATTGGAAGAGGCGCACCGGCTGGATGTCGTGGCGCCGCGGGCGGTTGTGACGCGAGGGGGATAGGGAGACGGGCAAATGGTTGAGCTTGACGGATGGAGACTGGGCGTGGCGATTTTCCTATCCTCCGTTGGCGCGTTGTTTGTGACGTTGTATGTGTGTGCGTTCCTGTGCTGGCTGTTCACGCCGCGAGGCGACCCATGATAGCCGCACACCTCTCCATGACGCCCGTAGCCGGCGCGGCCTGGGCGGCGGCTGAAGCGTTTCGCGAGGCGGGGTATGAGTCGTTCTCCGTCGCCGGAAGCCGATACAACGACGGCCGGGTGATGCCTCGCCACGAGGACTGGCCGCCGGGCCCGCGTGAGATCGAGATGATCCGCAACGCGGACGTGATTTTCTGCCACCAGGGGCATCCGTACAAATTCGACTGGTATCCCAAGCACAAGCCGACGGTCTTCTGGTATCACTCCCAACCGTTGCATATGTGGCGGCATGGCGAGAAAGAGGGATGGCCGTGGTGTGTCGAGGGGCAGTACCAGACGCGGCTGTATCCGGGCAGCATCCCGGTGCCGAACCTGTTTCCGCTGCGGCATCCGTGGTATCAGCCGCAACCTAAGCCCGACCGGGTGCAGATCGTCTACAGCCCAAGCAATTCGACGCTCGCCGGCTACGACGACAAGGGCTATTCCGGCACAATAGCGGCGCTGCAGGGGCTCGACGCCGACGTGCATGTACTGACCGGCGTGTCGTTGGAGCAGTGCTTGGCGGCTAAGGCCAAGGCCCACATCGTTATTGACGAGTGTGTTACTGGGTCGTACCACCGCAACTCGCTGGAAGGATTGGCGCTCGGATGCGTCGTGGTGAACAACTGCGACGGGCTGTGTGAGCAGAACATTCGCGACATGACCGGCGGGGCCGGCCTGCCGTTCGTGCGGTCGAACATCGGCGACCTAAGTACCACGCTCCGGCGGCTTGTCGAGATGGGGCCGAGCAGCGTGGCGCACATGGGCTACCGAAACCGCGAATGGATGGAAGGGGTCTGGAACCCGGCCGAGATGATCGAGCGGAACCTTAAACCATTGATGGACGAGGCAGTGCATCATGCAATGTCCCTACGCTGACGAATGCCACGCCGCGGACCAGTGCGGGGGCGTCGATGACGGCTGCGAGTTGCGGCGGTATCGAGATGGGGCCGCTTCTGCTGATCGCCGCGGGCCTGATCCTGTGGATACTGAGGCGGCGTGAGTAAACTGTGCTTCATCCTCGGGATGCTGCCTGGTGGAGCGCGAACGCCCCGGGGTAGGTGTAGCCTTGCGGATTGCGGTTGACCAGCTCAACAGATCCGCACAGAGACGAATCCTAGACCTATGCGCCCGGACATGCAAGAAAGCCGGCCATTCGGTGTCGCGGTGGTACGGCGACGCTCGCCGGCCGTTCCCGGAATGCGACCTAGCCATCCTCTGGGGCAGCCTGCACCCGAAGTATGACGCCGTGTGCGAGACGCTTGGTGGCACCCCGCGTTGGTTCGTGCAACACGGATGGCTGCCGAAGGGCTCGACGGTCCAACTCGACCCCGTAGGATACGACGCGACGGCCGGATGGGCACAAGACCCGCCGTGCATCGTCGATGGCGGACGGCTCAAGGTGTCCGGCAGCCCAATGATGGTCGCCTTACAGGGCGACAACTACCCCGGCAAGGACCAGTTCTCGCCGTGGTTCGCGACGGTGCGAGAGTTCGTGGCACATCTGGCGGAGTGGTCCGGCATCCCGATGGTGCTGCGACGGCACCCGGCCGGATCGTATGATCTAGACGACATCGTGGAGTCCTGCCCGCTGATGACGTGGGACACCCACGAGAGCGTGGCTGACTCGATCGCTGTGGCGTGCGCTGTGGCCACGCGACACTCGACGGTGGGCCTGGAGGCGATCGCCGCCGGCAAGCCGGTGCTGTGCTACGGGAATGCGGTGTATCGGTTGCCCGGCGTGGCCTACGAGATGACCGCCTCAGGCGAATACACCGCCCTGGTGACTGGGATGGTCGCACGCGGGCATTGCATGCTGACCACCAACGGCCAACGACAGGCGTTGCGGTGGATCAAGTCGCATCAATGGGCGCTGGACGAGTTTCCTGCGGTACTCCGGGAGAGATTGTGGACATTGGCGTCATTGTAGCGGCCTGGGGCCGGCCGGATGCATACCGGGCACACCTGAAAGCTCTTGGGAAAGCGGCGAGCGGGTTGACGCTTGAATATTCCGTGGGGACGACCACGGAGGACTGGCAATCCAAACGCGCCGCCGTGGCCCGATACGGCGATTGGGCGACGGTAGCCCGCGTGGTGCCGGTTACGACCGACCGGGCGTGGCCGCTGCCGCTGGTGTACAACGCGGCGCTGACGGCGACGACTTCGGACGTGGTGCTGGTGGTTGGCTCTGACGTACTGGTCAGCCCTGGCGTACTCGCAGACGCCGCAACGGTCCCTGAAGGCCGCGCGAGGCTGTACACGACACACGACGCCGACGGTCGCGAGTTCGTCGGGCCGGGCCGGCGGGTAGCATTGCCCTACTGCATGGCCATCCGCAAGAAGCACCTGACGGATATCAGCGGCTGGGACGAGGCATTCGCCGACGGGATCTGCTACGACGACAACGATTTCGCCGCCCGGTTACTCATCTCGGGCGTGCGGTTCGAGTGGTGCGACGCCTTCCGCTGCGTCCACCAGACGCACAAGCGATACCACGGGGCGCATCAGCGAGAGCATCGGGAACTCAACAAGATTATCTGGCACGGGAAGCTGGGCGGTTACCACGGCCCGCTGTGGCCGGCAGCGAACGAGCCGGAGCCGGCCGACGCGATGGCGGCGCAGGATACATTGTCGGAGGTGTTACGGGCGTATGGCTACGGTCACATTTGTTAGCAACTTCGATTGTGGCGGGCGGAACCAGGTCTGGTGCGACATCATCAACGACTTGACGCCGCACACCGGCCGCAATGTGGTGTACCGCGAGACGTACCTGAAGTACGGGCAAGACGCTGACGTTCTGCACGACGAGATGGAGCGGGTCCTCGACGAGGCCGACATTCTGGTATCGTGCCCCGGTATGGATCACGGCCACTACGGCGCCAGTAAATGCTCCAACCCGAAGGCCCCGCCATGCATCTATGACGGCTGCGGGCTGCCGCTGCCGGGCGGACGGACGTGGTACGACCTTGGCAAGCCGGTGGTGACGTGGCTGTGGGGTTCGTTGAATCTGCGGGGTCATTACGGGGCGTTCCATGAGGCGTTCGACCGTCGTAGCTGTGCCGTTTGGTGTGCTGACTGCGATGTCGCTGTTGATGGCGGCTTCGCTCTGGCTCCTATGCCGAATTACTACCCGTGGCTGAAGTATCGCCCGGTGAATCTGTTCGGTGAGGGGTTGAATATCGCCCACACTGCCACTGACAAGGCCATCAAGAACACTGATGAGATGCTTGCGATGTGTGGGCGGTCCGGTTTTAAGGCCGACATCATCGAGGACACACCGCTGCGGGAATGCCTGCGGCGCAAGCAAAACGCGGATGTGAACTTTGACCATCTGCAAGGCTACTTCGGAAACAGCAGCTTTGAAGCGTTGGCGCTGGGTAGAGTCAACGTGGTCGGGGTGACTAACCCATCATACCACGACGCGATTCGCGAGGCGTGGGGTGCGGAAAGCTCCCCGCCGTGGATATGCGCCGACACGATCGAGGCCGTCGAGCGGCGGCTGTTGGAACTGAAAGAGGACCGGGCGGAACTCGTGGCCGAGGGGATACACGCGAAGGCGTGGCATCAGGTGTACTTCAAGCCGGCCGAGTTCGTGGAGCGGTTGTTTGTGGAGACGACATGAAGGTAATCGTAACCGGGCATCGCGGGACACTAGGGAAACCGTTAGTAGAGCAACTGCGAGCCAACGGCCACGCGGTCTACGGCGTCGACAAGGACCACGGCCATGAGGAATGGGCTAGGCGAGCCGACGTTGGTGAGATTCGCCAGCTTGATAGCGCCTTGCGGTTCTTTGAGGCCGACCACGACACGGTGGTCTACCACCTGGCGGCGGAGTTCGGCCGGCACAACGGTGAGGACTTCTACGAATCGCTGTGGAAGTCTAACGCTATCGGGACCAAGAACGTCCTGACATGCCAGCGGGCCATGCGGTTCCGGCTGGTTTTCGCGTCAAGCTCGGAAATCTACGGCGAGGGTCCGTTTGACCGCGAGTTGATGGACGAGGGTATGCCGCTGCGGTGCGTCCCGCAGCATCACAACGACTACGCCATCTCCAAGTGGGTCAACGAGCGGCAGATCCTCAACGCTCGTCGCGCTTGGGGCACGCAGACGATGGTGTTGCGGTTCTTCAACGCCTACGGGCCAGGCGAGTTCTACCACCCGTATCGGTCGGTGATTGCCCTGTTCATTTACCGGGCACTGATGGGCCTGCCGTACACGGTGTTCCGTGGCTATCACCGCGTGTTCCAGTACGCCGACGACTTTATCTCGACGCTGGCGCGGGCATGCGACCGCTTCGCCGACGGCGAGACGGTGAATATCGGCGGCGAGGAATTCCGTGAGGTCCAGGACGCTCACCGGATTATCTCTAAACAGTTGAAACTGGACCCGTACCGCGCGGCGGTTAGCTGGGCCGATAAGGACGGGCACAACACCGTGGACAAGCGGCCGGACATCACGAAAGCCAGGGCCCTACTGGGCCATGACCCAAAGACAACGCTGGAGGACGGAATCCAGCAGACGATCGCGTGGATGCGCGACACATACAAATAGTAGCGGCCGGACGGTCGCAGGAGCCTCTTTGCCATGACAGACGAACCCAATGCCCCAACTGGACAGGCCGGGCAGACCGCCGCCGAACCGCAACAGCCGGCAGGTGATGCACCGGACGGTGCGAAGACGGACACGTCGCAGGACTCGGTGTCCCGCGCGGAATTAGACAAGGCAATCGCTCGGCGACAAGACGCGCTCAAAAGGGCGCAGGACGCCGAAGCGAGACTGGTGGAGATGCACACCTCGCTTACGAATATGCCGAGCGAGGAAGACCTTACACTGCTGGCGGAAACCAAGGCGAAACGCGCCGAGGCCGCTCGTAATAAGGCCCTGAAGGAAGGCGACGCAGACGCCATCGCGGCTCAGGCCGCAAAAGAAGCGCAGGCACCGCTTATTGGGAAGGTGACGCAACTGGAAGACAGGCTGGCCAAGCGAGACGAACAGCTTGCTAAGGTATTGCGCGACGACGCGCTGTTGAAGGCGGCTGTTACCGCCGGCGCAGTCAACCCCCAACAGGTGGTCGAGCTGTTGCGACCGCGCATCAAGATGGCAGAACAGCCGGACGGCACATTTGGTGTTGTCCCGCTTAGCCCCAGTGGCCTTCCTTTGCAGGACGCGGAAGGACTGGTAACGGACGTGAATCGTTTCGTCACCGGCTACCTTTCCGACCCGCTCAACGCCAACCTTGTCAAAGCAACCGCGACCCACGGAAGCGGCGCTAAGCCGTCCGGCGGGTCGCCCGCACCCCCCGATGGGAAGCCCAGAACTCTCGATGAGTTCAACGCCCTGCCCGAAGACCAACGCGCCGCCGTGGCCGTGAGTATGACCAAGGCGGAACGGCATGCCATGTTCGGCATCGGTCCGAAGGCGTCGCAGGGCTTCCTGTAACACCTGACACCAAAGGAGAACATAGATGGCTCAGACCACTATGACCACCCTGGCGACCACCCTCCCCAACGAAATGATCGCGGCTGCGGTCATTCAGGAGGCTCGCCCGTTCAACATCGTGGCCCCGCTGGTCCTCAACGAGATCATGCCGCAGGGCCAGGGCAAGACGTGGGCTAAGCAGGCCCTGCCCACCACAGAGGCCGCCGGCGTTGCGGAGGCGTCCGACATTACCGCCGCCGCACGGACGACCACCGAGGCCACCGCGACGATGGCCGAAGTCGGGCTGGCCACGGAACTGACCAAGCTGGCGCAGGAGACCTCGCGCCTTGAAAACCAGGTCATCCTGTGGGCCGAGAGCCAGGGCCGGGCGATCGCCCAGAAGATTACCGGCGACCTGTGCGCCCTGTTCCCAAACCTCAACAGCGACACCGCCGTCGGCGCGTCCGGCACTAACATCACTGTGGCCAACTTCGTCGAGGCGATGTACACCCTCGACGCCGCCAACGCCCCGGGCCAGAAGCGTAGCGTGCTCCACCCCCGGCAGGTGGCCGACCTGTTCGCCGCACTGACCGGCGCCGGCGACATCTACACCAACTTGCCCGAGCTGATCCGCGACGGCCGGCTGCCCAACGGCCAGCCCGGTGCCGGGTTCGTCGGCCAGTTGTTCGGCGTGCCGATCTACCAGACGACCGAGTGCGACACGGCCAACAGCGGCGCTGACCGCGTTGGGGCCATGTTCGTAGCCGAGGCGATGGCGTTCGTCCAGCTCCGGCCCATCACGGCCGAGTACGACTACGACGCCTCCAAGCGTGCCCGCGAGGTCGTCGTGACCAGCGCCTATGGCGTTACCGAGGTCATCGACGGCTACGGCGTAGCCATCACCACCGACGCATAGTCCCTCTCTGTGGCGGGGTCGCGCCTGGATTGGCGCGGCCCCGCACCCCTACTCTTCGGCCTGGACAGGCCACACCTCCCCGGACGGGGAAAGGAACCCGATGTACGAACTGAACGAACGAGAACAGCGCGCCTTGGATACGGTCAACGCTGTTAGCCAACAATACGGTCTTTGTGCCGTGAACTTCCAAGACGCTGAGCCGAAGTGGGACAAAAGCGGTGGAATAGTCCCTGTCGACCATATCATCTTACCCGGCCGGCGATGGCTGGTGGATGGTGACGGCACGGTCTGGAAGTACCTGCCGGAGGGCAGCGCCAAGGACCCCGCCGGCACCGGCGGCGGCGGTGCGCCGCGAAGGAACAACGCCGTCGAGATGTGGAATGGCAAGTGGCGCAAGGTCGAGTTGCCCGACGGTACGGCCTCATATGCCAAGTGCATCCTGAACTTCTGCGTGGACAAACGCGTCTCTGGCGCGCCGGGGATATCAAACATTCAGCGGGCGTTGACGGTGAAGGGCTACAAGCACCCACACGCCAAGCCGGACGCGCCCTCGGCCATCCAGATCAAGGTGATAGACCGCAAGAAGGCGGTTATGCACGACATGGTTCTGGCGAAGCTGGAAAAAGAAGGCGTCGACCCTGACGCGGTGATGGCCGAACCTGCCAAGCCGGTCGCCAAGAAGGCGGTCAAGAAGGCGGCCAAGAAACCTACGAGGACCAACAAACGTGCCTCTTGACCGCGACGCCGTAGACAAGACCGCCGGCGAGCACATCAAGCAGGTCCAGCAGACCCGCACAGTGAGCGAACAAGAAAAGCTGGCCATCCGCAAGATGCATGAACGGATGGCGAAGAAAGCTAATGGTAAGACCGGCCGCTGATTGCCTTGCTGGTGCCCCGGCGTTCATCCTCGGCAACGGGCCATTCCTACCGGAAGACCTGACGCCGCTGGACGGGTTCTTCACCATTGGCGTCAATCGCATCCTGTTGCGGTACGACCCGACGGTGCTGATGTGGTTTGATAGCAACATCCCGGACATCCTGGGGGCCCGGCTGTCTCAGTGCCTGGCTGTCCCGTTCACGAATCAGCAGATTAACCACAATCCACGGTGGAACGGGCTAGAGAACGTTGGTAACTCGGCCTATCCCGTTCATGCCCCGTTGCAGGATCCCAAATGTATCCCAGTTACCCTGTCGTCCGCGTGCTCGGCGGCTTGGTGGTCGATGACGCTGGGATGCTCTCCGGTGTATCTGCTGGGGATGTCGGGAACCTACGACGGCGAGCGGACGGACTTCTACGGCACTAATCGGTTCCATGAGCGTGCGACGTTGAAGCGCATGCACCGTGCGACGGGGAAGCTGTTGATGTGCGAGAACGTCTTCCCTATTGGGGACGCTGAGGCGTTACGGGAGATCACAAACGCCCTGTCGGCATACTCCCATGAGAGGCAATGGTATGTGGACCGACTTGCCGGCGTTCATCCTGGGTAACGGACCTGCGCTGCCCGTTGATGACCTGGATTGCTTGTCGGGTTGCTTCACCATCGGCGTCAATCGCGTCCTCTTGAGTGGGTTCACCACCACGGTCCTGTTGTGGGTGGATGGTACTGTCCGGACAGACGACCCAACGTATGCCGAACGAATGGACGCCTCCGATGCGTTGCTGGTATGCGACCGGTCCATCAGGAAATGGCAGTTCCATGTTGGGCTCAAGACGCATGTGGGGGATATGGCCCTGCAACGACGCAGCACGCCGACGGAATTGTGTGTGAACGGCAATACCGGATGCTGTGCAGCGCGGTGGGCTATCGCCTTAGGCTGCCGACCGGTGTACCTGGTTGGCATGGGCGCAGCGTATCGGGACGAGCAGACGGACTTCTACGGCGTCAACAAGCGTCATCACGGGGGATTGACGCTCAGTGTGATGCGGAAGGAGTTGGTCCGGCTGGAAGCCGACCACCCTGGCGAGACGCAGGAGATACCTGACGGACTGACCTTGCGGGAGGTGGCGGCGGAGTTGTCGCCGATGAATCAAGATCGGTTTAGGCGTCATCTTCGGGAACGACTCGTCCAAACTTGATCCGCACATAGTCTCTAGCGCCCTGTGGCGTTAGGTGGCATGCGATAAGGATGTTCTCGCCGTCGAGCGGCCCTTCGTAGTGAACGTAGAGCAAGCGGCCATCGTCGTGAATCTGGCGACGATAGTACGCCTTGAAGCACACCGGGCATAGCTTCACCATGCCCGCATTATACCCTACTGGAGCCGACCCCAGCAAGATGGAAGTAGCACTGCGGACAATTGAGCGGAAGACCGAGGATAAAGTCCACGGCACAACCAGTTATCGGCCCGTCGGGTCGGTGGCGGTGGCGATTGTCCCCGAGCGTCTGCGTATGGCGTGGGTGACGCGATGCGGCTATCACGCCTCCCCGCTGTACCGCGACCGCTACCCCAAACCCGTCCCGGCGTATTTCGCCGCCCTGGTCGGCCGCTGGAATCGTTCGTGGCTGGATCAATACAACGCCGCCGTCGCCGGCAAGCAGACGTGGGGGGCGGCGTGGTCGCAGATTCTGCCCGACGTACAGTCGCTGGGCCTCTCCGACGTTCGCGGCGATGTGAGCCTGTTCGACACCTGGCAGTGGTCACGGCGTGAGCGCAAAGAGTTCGGCTTGTTCCAGGTCGACCACAGCGGGCTGTCCGACGGCGGTGCGAGCTGCGGTCAGATGGTCGAGGAAACCCGTCGCGACGGCGTAATCGTCACGCGGCCGGCCAAACGGATCGACTATCGGTCCCTTGCGGCAGTTTCAGCTGACACCCTGGCCGAGATTGACGACGCCTCGGTCGTGTTTGACCCGCGATACAACTACACGCTACCCAAGACGGAGCTGCTGGACGTGACTGTTCCGGACGTTACCGATCGCGAGGTGTCGCTTGGCCGATAACACCTCCAGCATACGCTCCGACGGCGGCGGCGACTACACGACGATTCAGGGCTGGGAAAACGCACTGAACGGCAACCTGGTCGGTACGACCACCCGCCAAATCGGCGAGCTGACCGTAAACGAGGCATTTGACGAGACAGTCACCATCGACGGCGGAACGTCAAACGCCAGCTATTACATGTGGCTGCGGTCTGCGTCCGGCAACGAGTACAACCATACCGACGGCTCCGGCGGCCGCATCAGCTACACCAGTTCGACGTATTACGCCTTCGCCGCCAAAGACGACTACGTGCGGTTGGGCGGCTCCGAGGGCTCGTCGTCCGGCGCTGTGTACGTCGGCTACAGCGGCACGTCGACCACGCAGTACGGCATCGAGCTGCGTAACTGTTCGTCGGTCAAGCTGCAACAGGTATTCGTATCCGTCGACGGGTCCAGCCAAAACTCCTACGGCGTCTACACCAGCGGGTCGGGCGGATCGCATGAGGCATGGAATTGCGGGGCGGTCGGCATCTATACGACCGGATCAGCCAAAGACGCGATCGGGTTTGCCGCCTATTCCGGCGTATCCCTGACGTGCACCAACTGCTTCGCCATCGACATCGACTGCGGCGCAAGCGGCGATGACGAGTACGGATTCGGGCCGTTTTCCGTGACGTGCTACAACTGCTACACCGCCAGCATGGGCGGCGACAACATCGGCGACCGGCTGGGCTACCATTCCGGCGTCGGCGGCGACTACAACGCAGCGGACGATACATCCTCATCGATATTCACCAACAACTTGCAGTCTAAGGCCGCGGGCGACCAGTTCGTTGGCGGCTCGCCATACGACTACCACCTCAAGAGCGGCGCCGACCTGATCGACGCCGGCAACGATGCACACTCCAACGAGTACGACATCGACGGGGCTGTCAGCGGCGACCGTGACGACATCGGGCTGCATGAGTACGTAGCGGCCGGTGGCGGCGTAACCATCCCGGTCATGGACCACAACTATCGACTCCGGAGAACGGCCTGATGCAATGGCTCAAGCAATCCACAGCCGCCACGGTCAAGCTCGGTCCGTTCCTGGCCGACACCGACGGCAAGACCGCCGAAACGGGCCTGACGATTTCGCAAGCCGACGTACGGCTGAGCAAAAACGGCGGGAACTACGCCCAGAAGAACGAATCGTCCGCTTCGACGCATGACGAGTTGGGCGAATACGATTGCGACCTCGACACCACAGATACCGGCACCCTCGGCCGTTTGCGGGTGATGGTGCAGGAGTCGGGCGCCTTGCCGGTCTGGCGGGATTTTATGGTCGTGCCGGCCAACGTCTACGACTCGCTGGTCGGCGGTAGCGACACGCTCAATGCCGACGTAACGCAGCTTGGCGGGTCGGCGGTCCAGCAATCCGGCGGGTATATCAAGGTGTCAAGCGGCACCGGCACGGGGCAGTTGAGCTTGTCCAACGGGGTCGTATTGTGCGACGTCGACTCGATCGACGGCACCGAGCTTGTTGCTACGGCCGGGCAGATCGCGGCGGCGTTCGTGAAGTTCTTTAACGTCTCGACACCGACCGGCACGATCAACAGCATCCCCGACGCCGTGGCGGGCGCGGCTGGGGGGCTGTTTGTCGCAGGCAGCAACGCAGCAACGTCGATAACAACGGCACTAACGGCAAACATTGTCGGGAACATCACAGGCGCCTTGTCTGGTTCGGTCGCCACGGTAACCGACAAGGCGGGGTATTCTCTCGCCGCCGATCAATCCGGCGTGACCATCGGGACGGTTACAACCAATACCGATATGGTCTCCGAGCCCCTGGACGCCGCCGGCATCCGCACGGCCCTGGGCATGGCCGCCGCCGACCTGGACACCCAGCTTGACGCGATCCTGGCCGCCTCCGGCTCCGCCCTGACCGACGCCCAGTCCGCAATCGTCACGAGCCTAGGCACTATTCGCGTTGCTCGGCTCAACCGGCTAACACAACAGGCGGGAGATCGCTAATGGCTGACGCAACACGATACGTCAACTTGGAGAGCGGGAACGACGGGAGCGATGGGCTTGGCACGGGTACGGCGTGGCTGACGTGGGGCAAGGCGTTGCAGACGAGTCCCCCTTCTGTCGGCGACGGCTTCACCTACACAATCAAGTTCATCACCGACGGCACATCGCATGCCGAGATAATCGACCTGGACGATTCCGGCGACTACCACCTTGCGGGCCGCACGCTCGTCATCGAGCCGTATATCGAGACGGTTCCGCTGCAAACGAACTGCTCTCTGACCGGGACCAAGGCTGTCACGTATGACGAGACGTGTACGGCTGGAACGCAAATCTTTCGCGGTATCGAATGGGCTGGTACATATGACTTTGTGCAGTTCTCGAATACCGGTTCTCCGACCTACGCGAATACCATTCGCTTTGAGCGATGCACCGGCGTAGCGGGTTCCAACGTCGTTCAGCTTGGAAGCGGGACGACATACACAGGCGACATGTACCTGACCGCCTGCGATTTCACGTCCGCCACGTACTTCGGGATATTCCAATCGTGGGGCTCGCTTACGATAGAACATTGCCACTGTACTGCTACACAGGCAGCTTCCGCCACGGACGTATTAAGCACCGGGCTCGGCAATTACGGTGATCTGACTATCACGGACTGCGTGTGGAGCGTAACGCTCACCGGCACAGGCCACTTTTTGAACAACGGCGACACGTCGGAAACCGAGGCCGGTCTAATAACATTCCCGTCTAATGCGACGTGGACGATTGCCCGTAACGTGTTCGACTTCACCGTCGCACAGACGACGGGTATCCCGATCTGGGTACAGCGACCGTCAGCAGGCTCGGCGGGTATTTTGAATGTAAACATCAGCGGCAACAAGATCACCGCCGACACTGCGGCGCGGACGATGCGTATTGGCGCTCACCTTACGGCCGTACCTCGGTATCAGAACGGGTACGAGGTTGCCGGGACGTTCGGGACCATCGTGGTCAGCGACAACATCATCATCAACGAGGGAGGCTCAGACAATACCGGCGACACGCTGCTGATTGGTGTTGGCGCTGATGATGCAGAGATCGTCCGTAACTTCATTCGCGGCGGCACGGCTGCCGGCGCGAACACGACGGAGATCATTGGCAACGATTGCGAGTTCTACGGCAACGTCTGTGTCGGGGTTGGTGCCATCGTCGTGATGGGTGACCGTGCCCACGTACACCACAACACGGCGGTATCTGCCGATGATAGTACGCTACGAATCCTTGCGCCGTCCGGCGACTATCTCTCGTGGGAGCCCCCTACCGGCGGGAGTATACATCACAACATCATTGTCTGTTCCAGCTCAAACGCTGACGACGGCTGCATAACGACGCTGGCGGGCGACTATGGCGACAAACCACTGTTCAACTGGAACATCTATTCCAACTGCTACTACCCTGGCGACAATGCCAGCGTGGGCGCGGTGGATGGCGCGACGCAGACTGCGCTGGCGGACCTGCAGGCGAAGTGGGCGACGTTCAACCGGGTGCATCCAGACAGCGACCAGGACAGCATCGAAACGAACCCGGACTTCGCCGACATCACCAAGCAAGACCGCTTCGGCTTTGCCCCGACGGAAATGGACCTGTACTTCGGGGACGGCGACTATGTGGGGGCGATCTCGCCGGCGGAGAGTCCGAAGGTGTTGTCCGATACGGCCGTCCAGGATATTCAGGCGGGGTTGGCCCGCCAGTCGGCCAACTCCATCTATTACGCCGCCGTGACCGGCAACGACGGCAACGACGGGCTGACCCCCGCAGCCGCCAAGACGCTTACCGGCGCCGTCGCTGCCGCCGGCACGGCCGGCGACATCGTTGTCGTGATGCCGGGCGCGTTTGCGACGACCGTGCCGCTGTCCCTGACCGCCGGGGTGCGGTACATTGGGGCCGGCAAGGGCGTGTCGGTTGTCACCTTCACCAACAACACAGGTGCTACGGCCGGCGTCGTGGAAGCAGCGTCGAATGTAACGATCAGAGGAATGAGCCTGATCGGCGTGGCCGGCGACGCCGGAACCTACGGCGTCGAAGCGACCGGCGCCCTGATCGACAACATCACGCTGGCCGACCTCCGCATTGAGGCGACGGCCGACGATGTGGCGATCTCATTCACCAGCGGCGTCGGCCGCAGCGCGTGGCGCGTCGCGGGGTGCGACTTCTACGGGACCTTCGATGGGTTCAGTGTCGTCAACGCCACGGCCGACCGCGACCTAATCGCTACGCTGTTGGATTGCGTATTCGCCAACCGCACGAAAGGCGTTAATCTACTGGTGACGGCCGGCACGGCGATGGTCTACGCCTGTGATTGCCGCTTCCCCGGCGAGGCCGGCCAGACTACCACGGGTGTTTCCGCTATCGGAGCCTCCGCGACCGTTGCACTTATGGGCAGTGAGATCATCGCCGAAGGCGGCGCCCACGACAGCGACATCACCGCCGGCATCAACGCATCGGTCTACGCCGTTGCGACTAACTACGACCGAGATAACGTCACCACCGCCACCGGTGGGACCATTACCGATCGCCAGTTCGGTCCGACCGCCGACACGGTGACCTGGACCATTGACGGCCAGACTGAATGGAGCGTCCAATAATGGCAATCACCTTCCGCAAATCGTTTAAGAAAGCCGGCGTTCTGACCAACCCCAACTCGGTCAAGCTATCCAGCTCTGGCGGGATCTACGGCGTCAAACGGGACGACACCGACGCTGTTGTCGTCGCCGACGATACGGCCATGACGAACGTGTCTACAGGGGTGTACGAGTACACCTTCGACGAGCCGACGACCGGGCTGACGTATACTGCCGCGCTTGAGGTTATCGCAGAAGCAGGCGACACCGCCAACTGGTTCACGCTGGAACTAACCGGCTCGACCACAAACGAGACCTTCGTCCGCAAGTGGCAATCCGTCATCAGCTACGAAGACCGCGCGAAGTACCACACCTCACGTTGGCGGCTCGCCGGCGTTAAGACCAAGGAGGCGGCCGAGAATACCGACTCCGGCGTTTTGTGGCTCAAATGCACCAAGAGCGGCGATACCGTTACGGCCACGCTGTACAAAGACGACGGGGTGGCGGCTGGCAATGCTGTGGCCACCGGCACGGCCGATGTCTCCGGCTGCAACGGGACCGGTGAAAACGCCGTAGAATGCGTCCTAACGGCCTCGAACACTTCGGGGCTCAGTGGGTCGTTCTGGTTTCATACGTACAGCACAGACGCCACAGCGCCCGTCCAGGTGGCTTTGTGCGTGGATGAGGATATGGATGCGCTCTGGGACGACATAGAGAACCTGCCCGGGTACGACTCGACGTATGGTATGGCCGAGTATATCCGCGTAGCCGGCGAAGATGTGTTAGGCCGGGTGGCGAAGATGTTTTCCGACGAGATGGGCGGGCATGGCTCGCCCGAGGCGTGGTTTATCACTGACGCCCAACGGTCGTATCCGGACCTTCGCCGCATCGCCAACCCGGACCAGTTGCGGCTGGCGACATCGCACCGAGCGTTGGCTGTGTGTCTGGGTAGGTCGCACCAACGGGCCGACGAAACGATGTACTCGGAATTGCGTGACTACCACGGTGAGCAGTTCGAGCAGGTGATGTCTTCGCTTGCCCTGGCGTTCAAGAGCGGCTCCGGCGACAACGCGTCGGAGTCCGGCAATACCGTCGCTGTACGGTTGTCGCGGGTCTGATGGGCGTCAAGCTCGACAAGGGGTGGGACGACGTGCCCAAAGAGCTGATGAAGGTGGTAAACCGCAAGACCATCCATGATCGGCTGTCGAAGGGGCACGGCAAGGAAATAATCAACGCTGTGGTCGGGTCGGCGAAAGCAGGGGTCGGGCCGGGGAACAAGAAGTACCCGCCCTACTCCAAGAGCTACACCAGGCAGCTCGGCCTTTCGCGAGGCCGGGTAAAGGGCGGCGATATCAAGAACTGGCTGCACCTCTCCGGCGCAATGCTCGAGAAAGGCAACTTCGGCTGGGAGGTCGCGTCCGACGGTAAACTGTTCATGGTCTGGACCGCACCGAACGACAAAGTTGGCACCTACGCCGAGGTACACCAAGAGGGGTTGCCGCTGGGCAAGAACGGCCCGAAGAAGCAGCGGAAGTGGCTGCATTTCGAGACGACCGCCAGCGCAAAGGCCGTGGTTAAAGCCTACGAGGCGACCATCGGCGAAATGGTTCTTGAATTCAACGCCGGGAGAACGCTGTGACCGCAATTACCGTCGCCAACACCGACTGGGCCATCATCAGCGACATCAAGGATGCACTGACTAACGCGACGATCTCCGACGTGGCGGTATTCAAGACCGTGACGGCAACGACCAGTGCGCCCCAATTTGAGCAGGCCCAATACAAGGGCACGTACCCAATCGCGTGCGTGCGGTTTGTTGGCACAAACGAAGGCGAGATGCCGGACGATGAGCGATGGGGCGCGGTTCGTGTCGAGTTGTACATTGCCACGAAGGCGGATCCGGCGGTTGACGAGTCGGCACGCGTGCAAGAGGCGCTGCGGCTGGTCAACGCCGCCAAGAACGCCGTCGAGGCCGACCCGCCGGACGACGCCACCTACTGGGGGCCGGACGGCGATTGGCAGAATGAACTCACCTGGGACTCCCCGGAACTGGAAACCTCCGAGCCCTGGATTACCGCGACGGTTCCGCTGGCCGTCGGCTACGCACCTGTCTCTTATACACATCTCCGAGCCCACGAGACG